CAAAAAATGCGGTAAGGGCATTTCATGAGAACCTTAAAGAACTATAAAAAGCTCTTTGCTGAATTTTGGGGGTATCACGAAAACGATATCCCCTTATGTTGGAATTGTCATAAAGAACAGGCGGTTGATATACATCACTTGATTCCAAAGGGCATGGGTGGAGTCAAAAACAACAGGCTAAATAGAATTGATAATCTTTATGCCCTATGTCGCAAGTGCCACACATTAGGACACTCAGACAAAGAGCTTAACGAGCAATGGAAAAAAGATTTATTAGAACGCATAGAATGGAAAAAGGAAAACCCAGATGGTTGGTGAAAAATTATGTAAAGAGGTAGTAAGTATCGTTGAAACTCGCGGACGAGATTATGGCGATATTAAACAAAACCATGAAGAAATTGCTAAAGGATGGTCAGTTATTTTAGGCATAGAAATAAAGCCTTATCAAGTCGCTCTTTGTAACGACTGGCAAAAGACAGTAAGGCTAAAGGCTAACCCAAAGCATCACGACAGCTACAAAGACAAAATGGGGTACATGATAACCTATTCGGAGTGTATAAGATGACTGATATTTACTCACTAAAATTTGACCCTCACAAAATTTCGCATCAACAAGAAGAATTAGGAATGATATTTGCGGACTTAGATACCGCTTGTGAACTAATGAAAAAAGAGGAAAAAATGATAATAGCGGAGTTAACGCTTTCATTCTCAAAGCAAAAAATGTATAAGAATATCAAGGAACTAGATGGTTTAATATACAACCATGAAAAGTTTAGGGATTTCGCTAATAGATATAGTGAAACCTTAAAAAAAAGGAACAGAGCCAAAATTAGGTTTGAATCCTTTAAAGCCTTTCGTGATGACCTTAGAACCAAGGTTGTTAATGAGAGGGAAATGGCAAAATATAACTTATAGAAAGGAGTTAAAATGTCAGAATCACAAAATAAATTAATCTTAGAGTACCTAAAAATAGGTAATAAAATAACCCCTTTAGAAGCTTTGAATAATTTCGGATGTTTTAGACTTAGCTCTAGAATATTTGATTTAAGACAAAGAGGGTTCAATATCATAACGGAAAAGAAAAAAGTAGATGGCAAAACCTTTGCTGAATATTCTCTAGAAAAGGAGCATTGCCATGATTGATTATGATAACTCAAAAACTTTTTTTGAATTTGAAATGGAAAGAAAAATTGATAGGAAAAAAAACGAAGGTTTATCTATTCATGGAAGCGAAATTAGAATGATGGATAGGCTTTTAGATTCCTTAAATGAATATATGACTTACATGGGAAAGGAAAGTAACGCTTATAATTTGTGTTCCGATTTGAAAAAACAGATTGAAGAAAACAAAAAACAAACTCAAGAATATATGGCGTTAATATGAGGGAGCATTTTGAAAAATTTGATTTGTTGCCTTTATCTTTCTCACATTTAAATGAGTTCGCTTTTTATCGTGAACGATGGGCGTTAAGGCGAATATTTGGCTACGAGTTCCCAACAAGTGCATCGGCTGTCAGGGGTCAATCTGTTGAAAGTGGTATCAATATGTTTCTAAATGGAATACCCATAGAAGAAGCTACAGAAAAGATGTTAGCTGAATATGATACTAACTGCTCAAGGATAACTGACCCAAAGATAGAGGACGAACGAAATAACTTAGTTCCACTATTAAATCTAGGTACTAAGGAGTTTCAGAAATACGCTTACTCATGGAATCTATTGACCTACCAGAAGAAGGTAGAAATACAAATAGATACCATACCTTTCGTGGGTTATACGGACTTTCATTTTGAAGATAAGAAGACCAAAGAGGATTTTTATATTGATTTGAAAACGTCTAAAAGCCTTCCCCAAAGGGTTAGTATATCTCACGCCATGCAACAATCCATCTATCAGTCAGCAACAAATTCAAGGCAAATATTGTGGTATCTGAAGAACCCTACAAAGACAAAAGATGCTGAATTTATTGCTATGTCGCTAGACGATTATGGTGAACCTATGCGGATATGTAAGCATATTCTAAAGGTAATGGGTAATTACCTAAAAACTGTAAATACCGTAGATGACGTTAGAAACTCTCTAGTTCCAAACCCAGACAACTGGATATGGAAAGAGCCTACTGTTCTTCAAGCTAGAAAGGACGTTTGGGGGTATTAAACCAAAAAACCCCTTTAGGTTTTCACCTAGAGGGGTTACAATAAACTAAATTGGAGTTCAATATGATTATACACGAAAATTCAAAACCAACGCAGAAAATGAAAGCTTGGTACTTATTTACAGAAGACTTTATCGCAGGTACTCAGCACCTTAGTAACGAAGAAGTCGGAATATACATAAGGCTTTTATGTTTTAACTGGAATAAACGCTGTGCAGGTATACCAAATGATGCTTATAAGCAATACAGAATAGCTAATTGTTTTACTGATAATGAAAAAACTAGCTGTGACAAAATTATCAGAGAGTTCTTTGTTCTTGTTAATGACCACTATCAAAACGAAAGACAACTACAGGAATATCTTTATATATCAAGGCGTATGGAAGCATCAAAGCAAAATGGTAAGCTTGGGGGTAGACCAAAAAAACCTAGCACCGAACCTAAAGCTAACCTAGATAAAAGCCCCCTAACCCCTACCCCTACCCCTAGTCCTAAACAAACCAAAGTAAGTTATGCTCCCTTATTTTTGAAGTTTTGGGACAAAATAGCGAATAAGGTTTCAAAAGGTACAGCAGAAAAAAATTATATGAAATTAGAAAAGGAATGGATAGAGAAGCCAGAAGAACTAGCGGAGTTATATAATAAGTACTACAAATCTGTAGAAGATAAACAGTTTGCTAAACAACCTGCTTTCTGGCTATCCGCTAAGAAGTATTTGGATGAACAACCTAAAGCACAAAGCACAGAAAAGGTTGATTTGTATCCTTTTAGACTCAAAGAATACAAAAAGGTCGTAGAAGAAAAAATGTCTAGAAATTATGTTTCTCAACAAGCGTTACAACATATTGACGAAGTGCAGAGAGCAATAAAAGAGGGCGAGTTTTCCAAAGATGACGCTGAAAAGTATTTAGATTTAAGAGGGTGGTTATAGTGCTTGAGGTCATAACCTATACCATGTATCTCATTACTATAACAGATATAGAAACGGCTAATGTTGAAGTTCACCGTCTTGTCTTTGACAACCATGCTGAATGTTTAGCGTTAGCCACAGCCATCAACCAAGTTCGTGACCCTATTTCTACTAAAAAGAATTGTAGAAGCGTCATTAACTATTATTGGGAGTTACCTTAATGGATAAAGATTACGAAAAAATATTTGCACTCAAACCTATCATTCCAGATACAGGACAAAGAAATACCAGAGTTTTTAAAAAGAAAACAATAGAGATAATGAAAAAACTTGCTGAAAAGCAAAAGAAAGAAAAAAGGAAAAAGAAATGAAAATAAAAATGACACCTATAGATAAACTTATTCCTTATCATAATAACCCCAGAAAAAACCAAGCGGTAGATAAAGTAGCTAGTTCATTATCTGAGTTCGGTTTTCAACAGCCAATAGTTGTGGATAAAAATATGGTTGTTATAGTAGGTCATACTAGGTTATTAGCATCACAAAAATTGGGGTTTAAAAAAGTTCCTGTATTTATTGCAGACTTATCAGAAGCAAAAGCAAAGGCTTATAGGATTGCGGATAATCGTTTGAGTGAGGATTCCGATTGGGATTACGATTTTCTAAATATTGAAATGAATATGCTAAATGAAGAAAATTTTGATTTGATGCAGTTAGGTTTTACTACTGAAGAATTAAATAATTTACTAAATGATGAAAATAATTTCGAACCTAGCGATATTGATGACCAAGCAGATATAGATACTCCTGCAGAAAGGTGTGAAGCCTGTGGACAGCCATTACCACAATAAGAAGTTATTTATAGATTATTGCTCGCATAAAGTGGCAACATATTCCGTTTTAAGGTGGCATTATTCAAGACGTATGCCTAAATCTAAATTAGTAAAGTTTGGCGTTTGGGAGTATGGAAAATTTAAAGGCGCCGTTATATATGGACTTGGTGCTAATCCAAAGTCAGGTGCTTTTTTAAATATTTCAAATTTTGAATGTCCAGAGCTTGTAAGGGTCGCATTAGATAAACATGAAAATACAGTTTCAAAAATAGTAAGTTTTACGCTTAAAAAATTAAAAAAAGATTTTACAAAAATAAAAGCAATCGTTTCTTATGCAGACCCAGAAAAAGGTCATGAAGGAAAAATATATCAAGCTATGAACTGGTCTTATATAGGTAAAACAGCGTCATCAAAAATATATATTGAAAACGGAAAAGAAATACATTCTAAAACAATATCCGATAGAATTAGATTTAAAAAGCTCTCAAAAGACCACAATTTAGATTTTAAAGTAGTAAAAGGAAAATATAAATATGTTTACTTATTCGATAAAAGTTTGCAAAATAGATTAGATAAAATGGAAAAACCATATCCTAAGCGTGTAAAGCAGGCGATGAATGATGACCAATCATAACAGCGGTAGTGCAACGCTAACCTACACGCTCCAATCTAAAAAGTACTAGATTTATTGGTACATTTTGTTTAAATCTTATGTGTGGTACTAAGTGGACATAGTTAAGGACTGTTCTCAGTCGCAGTACTGGTGATTAGTGGTTGAACCTTGAGAAGCCTGTACCACACCACCTTACTATAGGGTAAAAATAGGATGGCACGACCGAAAAAGTACAATATAGATAGTAAACAAGTACAAAAACTTTCAGCATTAGGTTGCACTAACAAAGAAATGGCAGACTTTTTTGGGTGTTCACCAGACCTTTTAGAAAAGAGTTATTCGGATTTTCTGACAAAAGGGAGGGCAGAAATGAAAATGCGTCTTAGACAGCTACAATGGCAGTCTGCAACTAAAGGCAATGTTACTATGCAGATATTTTTAGGAAAGAATATGTTAGGGCAACAAGATAAGATAGAAACAACAGAGCTAGACGAACCGCTAGTATGGTCAGCGGATTAATGCCATTATCAAAAGCACAAAAGAAAGTAATAACAGATGACTCACGATTTAGAGTTCTTATTACAGGACGTAGGTTCGGTAAAACATATCTAGCCATTAATGAATTGGCCAAGTTTGCAAGTCAGCCTAATAAAAAGGTATGGTATGTGGCACCTAGTTATAGACAGGCAAAGGCTATTTGTTGGAGTGTCCTCAAAGAAAAGATGATAAAACACAAATGGGTTAAAAATATAAACCATAGTGATTTAACTTTAACTTTAAAAAATAACTCGACTATTACTTTAAGGGGTTCCGATAACGAGCAAAGTCTAAGAGGTGTTGGCTTAGACTTTCTTTGCATAGATGAATTTGCAGATGTAAACAAAGATGCTTGGTACGAGGTGCTTAGACCTACATTGTCAGACACAAAAGGTCATGCTTTGTTTTGTGGTAGTCCGAGGGGGTTTGGTAATTGGTCTTATGAGTTATATAAACAAGGCGAAACAAATAACGATTGGGCGTCATTTAAATATACAACACTTGAAGGAAAACAAGTATCAGAGGATGAAATAGAACAGGCAAAGCAAGACCTAGACCTTAGAACGTTTCAACAAGAATACGAAGCTACATTTGTTAATTATTCTGGAATGATTTACTACAACTTTAGTAGAGATAAAAACATAGTAGAGAAGTATAACAAGAACACAGGAATATTACATATAGGCTTAGACTTCAACGTAGACCCCATGAGTGCGGTTGTTTGTGTTATAGAAAATGATAGAATTTTTGTCATAGATGAAGTACAAATATATA